CGCCGGTTGAGTTCGTCCGATGTGAGAGAAATTATAAGGCAGACCTGCATAGCCGACAGGGCGAAATACGGAAGGGTAGCAACAAGACTTCCGCAGGACCCAGGCCAGGCAGGTAAAGACCAGGCACAGAGTTTTATGAAGCTCTTGGCTGGTTTTACTGTTAAGTGCATTCAAGAGTCCGGAGACAAGGTAACGAGAGCAGAACCGTTCTCAGCACAATGGTTAGGACTTGAAGGCATGGATAAAGGCAATGTCGATGTGCTGATTGCACCGTGGAATGAAGAGTATTTCAACGAGTGTGAGAACTTCCCACAGTCCAAATTCAAGGATATGGTGGATGCAAGTTCGTCAGCATTTACGGAGTTAGAGAGTGGTGCTACATACTCAGCACCGCCTAAGGATAGCCAGTTAGGCAAGAGCAGTTATTGGAATAAGTGAGGTGAGAACAGATGGCTAACAAAGAAATCGGTCGCATAGGTCAGCGACGCTACGGAGGAACAATCTACGAGGAGTTCCTTCACGAACTGAGAGGCACACGAGGAATAGAGGTCTACCGTGAAATGTCTGAGAATGACGATGTGGTAGGTGCGATCCTCTTCGCTATCGAGATGCTGGTAAGACAGTGCGACTGGAATGTAGAGCCGGGAGGCGATACCGCAAAGGACAAAGAGGCTGCAGAGTTCGTAGAAAGCTGTATGCACGATATGCAGGACACCTGGACGGACACAATTTCGGAAATCTTATCTTTCCTCACTTACGGTTGGAGCTTCCACGAGATCGTGTATAAGCGCCGCATGGGAAATACGAAGAACCCAACCACGAAGAGTAAGTACACGGATGGCTTGATTGGATGGAAGAAATTGCCTATCAGAGCGCAGGAAACGCTCTACCGATGGGAATACGACAACGAGGACAATCTGCTGGGAATGACTCAGATGCCGCCTCCGGACTTTGGTACCTACACGATACCAATGAGTAAGGCTTTGCTGTTCCGTACAAAGAGCAGGAAGAACAACCCGGAAGGACGAAGCATTTTGAGAAATGCTTACCGATCCTGGTACTTCAAGAGAAGAATCCAGGAGATTGAAGGAATCGGCATTGAAAGAGACCTTGCAGGACTCCCGGTAATGCACGGACCGGAAGGGTTAGACCTTTGGAACGATGATATTGAGGACAACAAGCAGACACGAATTGCGTTGGAAAATATGGTAAAGAGTATTCGCCGAGACGAGATGGAAGGTGTGGTACTTCCGGCAGGATATGAGTTGGAGCTGTTAAGTTCCGGCGGCACCCGACAGTTTGACACGAATGCGATCATCAACCGCTACGATACCCGAATTGCAATGACGGTACTGGCGGATTTTATTTTCTTAGGACATTCAGAGACCGGTTCCTGGGCGTTGAGTTCCGATAAGACGGAGTTGTTCGCTATGGCAATCGGTGCATTCCTAGACATGATCTGCGAGACATTCAACAGCCAGGGCATCCCGCCGTTGATCGATATTAACGGTGAACATTTTGCAGGCATCACGGAGTACCCAAAGATGTCCCACGGCGACATTGCAGATGTGGATGTAACGAAGGTTGCAGCATTCATCAAGGATATGACCGGCATCGGGATCCTGGTACCGGACGACGGACTGGAAGATTACATTCGCCAGGTCGGACACCTGCCGGAGAGAACAACGGACGACAGGACGATAGACCAGCGGCGTAAGCAACAGGCGGAGCAGAACCAGCCACCGGAGCCTGAGACAGCCGCAGGAAGCGATGGAAACGACGAAGGCGAAGAAATCCCCGACAATGTGGCGGAAGCCGCTAAAAGGCGATTAGGAAGGAGCGGTGCAAATGGCAATAAGGTTCATACGGCCAAAGCGAATACGCAAGGCAAAGACACCGGGCAGTCAAGAAGTCCTACGCAGACTTGAAGAGTACCTGCAGAATGAATGTGACGAACCGGTTGAAATCCTATGCGGGTTTTGGCAGGATCAGCAGGATGCCATCACGTACCAGGAACTCCGAAAGGCAGTAGCGGACGGAAGCCTCAGCAAAGAGACATTAGAGGCTTGGCAACAGGATTACTCAGTGCTTGTTGCCGAGAGATTACAGTCAATGTGGACGCAGGCAATAGCAGCGGGACCAACCGGGCAACCAATCCTGGACGGTCTCGCTTTTGAGTTTAACACTCAGACACCTGGCGTTCTCGACTGGATCAGTGAAAGAGGAGCTGAGTTTGTTACCCGATGCACAGAAGAACAGAAGGACGCAATAGCGGCACTCCTGGAAAAGAAAATGAGAGAGAGCCATACAGTAGATGAACTGGCAAGGCTCATTCGTCCATGCATCGGTCTGACAGAGGGTGACGCAAGAGCAAACGCCAGGTATTATGACAATATCGTGGCTACGATGCGAAAAGAGCATCCGAGAATGAAGATTGAGAGCATCCGCCGGAAGGCATTGGACGCTTCTCAGAAATATGCAGAGAAACAGCACCGGGCCAGGGCATTCACAATCGCTCAGACCGAGAGTGCTTTTGCTTATAACCGTGGAGCCGATGAAGGCATACGCCAGGCACAGGGCGAAGGGTATCTTGGAACGATGGTAAAGAGATGGAGTACATCCGGAGACGATTCGGTGTGCGACATCTGCAATGCGCTGGAAGGTACTGAGGTAGATATGGACTCCGACTTTGATTTCAAAGGAAAGGTTCTGTTTGCAGGACAACATATGTTACCACCTGCACACCCGAGATGTGCCTGCGCTATCGAGTATATCGAAGTGGCTGCACCGAGAGGAAGGAAGTGAGAAAGTGAAGAAGTTCTCTGATTTCATCAAGAAGTCTGCAGAACCGCAGAAGAAAGAGCCTGCCAGCAATGTGATTAAAGGCAGGTTTAAGATTGCCAAGTCCGACGACGACAAGCACCTGGCATTTGGCTGGGCGAATGTGGCTATCCGTGCTGACGGAGAAGAGATTGAGGACTGGCAGGAGGACATCATCGAGCCGGAAGAATTGGAAAACGCAGCATATCAGTACGTGTTGCTCTATCGTGAAGGTGGAGAAATGCACGAAAGAGGCGGCGCTGCAGTCCTGGTTGAGTCCGTGGTATTCACGGAAGAGAAAATGCAGGCAATGGGAATCCCGGCAGGCACTCTTCCGATTGGTTGGTGGATCGGCTTCAAAGTAACCGACGAGGATGTATGGGAAAAGGTTAAGGACGGCACATATCCGATGTTCTCAATCGAAGGAGAAGCCGAGAGAGTCGAAGTAGAAGATGAAAACACCTTGTAAAAATGGGGCGTATTGAGTTTTTCAGCAGTCTTAACCTTATAATTCCACATACGAGAGTGTAATAAGGGCATAGGTAGTTCGCATTATGGAGACAAATCTAAGCAAAAAGAACAAATTGATAAAACAGATCAGCAAGGCATCCGATATGGTGCCTTTTTCTGATTTCCTGCTCGAATTTATGGACCGCTACGGTTTGAATAACCTGCGAGAGTCCACAGTAGAGCAGTTAGAAGAGTTTATCAGCAACAGAAACATCATTCCGTTATTAGGAGAGGCACCGCAAAGGTGTCTTTTTTAATATAAATCTTGCGGAAAGGAGGAAGCAAAGTGGCAACAAAGTTAAAAAATCTCAGAATCAGCAAGGTTGATTTTGTAGATGAAGGTGCAAATCCGGATGCTCACATTAAGCTAACAAAGAGTAAAGGCGAAAAGGGGCAGTCCACAGGAGAGAATGGCGATAAGAATGGTTTTGTCAGCCGATTGTTCGGTTTCATCGGCAAAAAGGCCGGCATGAACCAGGAAGAGATCGACAGTGCAGTAGAGGAAGTTCTGAAAGGCAACTCTGTTAGTTTCAACGAGCGTTTCAATGAAATCAAGAACAGAAAGATTGCTGATGAAATTTGGGATATATGCTACGCACTGCAGGCAAGCCTCTGTTCGATTCTGAATGACGAGGAGCTGGATAGCACCGGCGCAGCAACAGCGATGAATGAGAGCCTTGACGAGTTCACTGCAGTAGTGAAGGAAGCGATTAGCAACTGGTCCGGCGGAAAGGTAATCAACATCGTAAAGAGTGACGAGGTGACGGAGAGTGACCTGGCAATGATGAAGTCTGCGGCTGCAAGGCTGAATGACAACATCGAGAAGGCACAGACCGCCGCTGGAAAGCCTGCCGGAGAAGGAGACGATCCGGAGGTAGACACAGAGGACAAAAAGGACCAGGGCAAAAAGAAACAGTCGAAAGGAGACAACGAAGATATGAAGATCGACAAGAGCAAAATGACCCAGGCTGAGCTTCTCATTCTCGAAGATATTGAGAAGAGATACGGCGTGGCAGACGACCCGGCTCAGACAGAGCAGACTCCGGAGGGAAAACCTGCGGTAACAAAGTCTGTTGAGAAGCCTGAGCAGAACCAGGAAACACCTGCAGATGGCGAGGACATCTACAAGGGACTCAATCCTGCTGTTAAGGCAGAAATCGAAGCACTCAGAAAGTTCCGTGAGGATGCTGAGAACAGAGAACTTGAAGCCGTAGCAGGCAAGTATGAAATCATCGGCAAGAAGAAAGAGGAGCTTGTACCTATGCTCAAATCTCTCAGAGCTACCGGTGGAACTGCATACAACGATATGATCGCCGTTCTTGATGCCACCGTGGAAGCGGTCAACAAGTCCGGCGTTTTTTCTGAGGTAGGCAAGTCCGGTCACGGCTCTGTGCACGTAAGTGATGCAGAGGGCAAGATCGAAGGTATCGCCAAGAGCTATATGCAGAAAGAACCTTCCATGAGCTATACGGATGCGCTGGCTAAGGCTTGGGAAGATAACCCGGACCTTATGGACGCATACGACGCTGAGGAAGGATTTTAAGGAAGGAGGAAAAGACCATGGCAAAGAGAAACTTCAACGGCTCACAGATTAACCAGTCTGTGACAATCGCAGAGCAGGCCGGTGCTGCTATCGACGATGTGAGAAACCTCATTCTCAAATATGACGAGAATGGAGATGTAGTCGTAGCAACCGACGGCACAGCACCTATCGTAGGCATTGCAATTATTGAGGCAGGCTATAACGACATCTCCGGAGCAGAGTCCGGAAAGGTTGCAAAGGGCGACCAGGTAGATGTTCAGATTAAGGACATCGGCTACATTCTTGCTGGCGGAGCCATCAAGAAGGGCGAAGAGGTAACTGCAACCGCAGGAAAAGCAACAAAGGCAGCTGACGGAGATTATGTGATCGGCGTGGCGCTCAGCAATGCAGCTGAGAATGACTATGTTAGAGTTCAGATTTCCAAGTATCAGAAGAATGCCGCAAAATAAAGAAGGAGGAAATGGTAAATGAAAAGAACAACGAAAAGCATCCAGGCAGAAATCGCAAAGGGTGCATTTAGACCGCACACAGCGCTTTCAACAATGGCGCTGGCTTACTATCAGCAGGAAACAACATCTTTTGCAAAGAATATGTTTCCTGTTTGCCCGGTGCAGCTGTCCTCTGACAATTACTATGTATTTGACAAAGAGGATTTGTTACGTGATAACTGGAATAGAAAACCGGCATACGGTTCAGTTGACCCGGCAGTAATCTCAGAGCATACAGAGAACTATGCCTGCCACGTAGATCAGATGATGATTGGTATTGATAATATCCGTCAGACAGACCTTAACCGCAGACAGGGACCTCACACCAAAGACCCACGCCAGCAGAGAACTAAGGTGATTGCAACACAGGCAAACATCCACCAGGATGCAGAGTTTTCAAAATCTTTCATGCGCAAAGGAGTATGGAAAAACGAGGCAACAGGCACCGATTCCGTGTCTGTTACATCCGGACAGTTTATCAAGTTCAGCAACGGAAACAGCGACCCGATCGCTTTCTTCCAGAACAAAATGACTGAGATCAATGAGGAAACCGGCCGCACCCCTAACAGACTTGGATTGGGTGTAAACGTCTACAATGCGTTAAAAGAGCACCCGGCAATCCTCGAGAGGGTAAAATACGGCGGTTCTACTCCTAACCCGGCAAAAGTAAATCTTAACGTACTGGCACAGCTCTTTGAAATTGACAGAATTGTCCTCGACAGAACTGTTCAGAACAAAGCTGGATTAGGACAGAATGCAGATATGGGATATATCGGGGATCCGAACTCATTCCTGTTAGCATATGCGACAGACACACCTTCCGTCGAGGAGCCTTCTGCAGGTTACATCTTCACATGGGATATGCTGGAGAATGGAATTTTGCTTCCGATTCTGAATTATCCTGGCGCGCCGGGAACACATTCAGAGCTCGTTGAGGGTCTTATGGCATACGACATGAAGAAAACCGCAGATGATCTCGCATTCTTCGGTTGCGACGCTGTATAAGGAGGTTCGCCATGAAATTGATTGCAAAGAAACGCTGCAGTTATGGCGGCAGAAAATTCTTCGCAGGGGATGAAATCCCGGCAGACATTGTGTTAAATGTTGAGAGGGAAGAAAAACTCGGCGTAATCTCAATCGCAAATGACGAAGCAGGGGTACCGGAACAGTCCGGTGCCCTTTATTCGCAGGAGCAGGTAGACAAGATGATGGCCGATGCAGTCGCCAATGCAAGCAAAGGATTTACGCAGGAGCAGGTGGACGAGATGATCCAGTCCGCAGTCGCAGAACTTAAACCGTTCGACTCCGACAATGCCGGTTTTACCGTGACAGTCAAGGGCGAGGGTGACAATGTGACGGCGGTTTCCTGCAGTGCAGAGGATATTCAGTCTGTGGTCGATGTACTGCAGATGAATGCGGACGATGGTGCAAAGGCAGTAGCCAACGTACAGTCCGACAGCGTTCTGATTTTGCTTCACGCCTTAGACACACGCGCTACAGTCAAGAAAGCGGCTCAGAAACAGCACGACACTTTATTCTCCGCTGACGGCAATTCAAACGAATCCGTAGGCGGTAACGCAACCACAGACAGCATTACGGAGGGAGCTGATACCTAATGTCAAAAGGTGCATACACATATGAGCCGGGAAACATCACGGAGTTTGGCAAAGACCGTATGAGGTTTGAACTTGGAGACACGATGGTAGAGGGCCTGGCAGATACGACGGCATTGACCGACGAGGAGATACAAGCAGCAATCGACGCATACCCGAATAAGTGGAAGCGTGCGAAGCTGATGCTTCTTGAAAGTTTGTGCCGTCGTTTTGCGTATGAGGTCAACACAAAGACCGGTCCTCTCAGCCTGGATATGAATGGCAGGGCGAAACTTTGGAAAGAAGATTACGACAAGCTGAAAAAAGAGGTCCAGGCAGAATCAGTGTCAGTGCCACGGTTCGGAAATGGGGTAGATGGTCCGCCTTACTTCCATACCGGAATGCACGAAAACGAGAGGGTGTGGAACGGATGATAAATGCGAGATTTATGTATTTAAGGCCGGGAAACTTATTCAAGGATTTTGTTGTCGAGTCAAATACGCAGGTTGTAACAGCGAGCGGAAGGGTGGCAAACGCACCGAAGGGAGACGGCTCAAAGATCATCAGAGGATGTCTTGCTGAGTCCACAAAGGAGCAGAAGGAATCTCATTCAACGAGAGACCGTGTTTGCACCCATACGATTGTGCAGGCAGGTAGTCCGGAAGCAAAGAAGTCCGATAAACTCATACTCGGAAATCGCACGTTTTACATTATCGACCTGGACGAGGTGGGTAGCTTAGGTATATCCACAATCTACTACGCCGAGGAAAGGAAGGATGTCAAGTGAAACTGTGGAACGATGGAAAAGCAGGGAGCGCAGGAAGTGCCATAAGGGCAACAGTCAAAGGACAGGTAGCCAAAATCAACCGGCAAGCCGTAGCCAGGGGCGTTAGGGCAGTGAATGCTATGAGAAACGCAGAACTGGAAGTGCTAAAAGGTCAGAGAAGCGGGCGAACATATCGCAAGCCGCACAGCAAAGCGACCTACACAGCTTCGGCACCAGGAGAACCACCGGCAAGACGTACAGGAAATCTCCGTATGCACTGGAATGGCCAGGTAAAGAGCGAAGGCAGTACCGCTGGTGGCGGAGTCCAAATCATTGCAGAGCTGGAAAGCCAAGAGAAGTATGCTGGCTACCTTGAAAACGGAACGGAGAAAATGGCAGCAAGACCATTCGTAGACAAGATCAAGGAGAAGGCAACCCCGGAAATTGAGAAAATTTACAAGGAGCCGTATGGCTAAGGAGGCATGATATATGGCACTGGTAGTAGAACAGCCGATAGCAACCTTCGATTTGAGCGAGATTGCCAGGGGCGATTTGGTCTATGGCAAGCATCGCACATGGCCGGAAGGTAAAGCCGGATTTGTAACATCAGCCACCGAGAAGGAGCTGATCGTCCAGTATCATCCGGGTATCGGCAATGTAACTAATCACTTTCGGATTCCCATTGATGAAGCGGTAGACGCTCAGTGGGAAATCCGATATTCACACGATATGTCGGAGGTCAAGACCTACGGCATCGAAAAGCAGGACACTGAGGAAGGAGCGACAGAGTGAAGCTGGAAGAACTGATTCAGAAAAGGTTCGTCAGTACGGCAGCACTCGCAGAGAGGCTTACAACCTACAACGGTGTGCCTGCTGTTTTTAGTCCGGAAGCACCGGGCGACGAACAGGATGGGTGGGGCGGTGAAACGCAGTACCCTATGGTAACTTACAACTACGACCTGCAGGCAAACGAAGAACGAAACAGTGCCGGTAGTCTTTCGGTATCGATATTCTGTCAGAACACAACAGATGTATTCCCGGAGGACATAGCACCTATCGTGAAGAAATGCCTGCGTGATGTGATCCTTCTTCCGGAAGGCGGTACGCCGTACTGCTTTACTTGGGCGAGAACGGATGCGTTTACTATGGGCGAGGATGCAGGAAAAGCCGGTGTTGTAATCGGCTGTGAAGTCAGATTTGACATCCTGGAATATCCGTCTATGGAGACGTCCGATCCGGACCCGGTAATGGCGGTTGATAAGTACATCAAGGAGTTGTACCCGGGATGCCTGGTTATGGGATACGACCGGATGGAGGAGATAACAGAAGCCTCAGCGGATCAGCCGGTGGTTTACTGCAGACTGATTTCAGCTGAGAAGCAGGAAGAAACGAATACAGTAGCTTGGATGGACGGTAGAATTGCCGTCCATGTTTTGTGTCCGGAAAGCACAGTGAGATTGAAGATGGCCGCAGATATTGCCAACCACCTGTCACTCGACGGAGAGGTAATTATGCTGGACTATTCGCCTATGTTCATCAAGAGACTGCAGGTGAATTACAAATCTGACTACTTGAAGGAAGGCCAGGTATTCATCACAGGTCACTATGGATTGCTTAGGTACAAGGCTAAGCCTCACGTGCTTATGGCAGCTCATGGAAATTACAGTTAAGGAGGTAAAGCATGGCTAAGGAAATAGCAACTCCGGCACCTGCTGAAACAAAGGCAGAAAAGAAGCCGGAGAAAAAGGCCCCTGCAGAGTCCGTTTACACAGTAAGCGAGCTTGCAGGCAACGCAAGAAGCGTATTCGGCACAATGCAGGAATGCGTTGTAGCCGCTCTGAAAACTGACGGCAAAGCCGAGTACACAGTATCAGAGGCAAAGGAAATTGTAAGCAAGTTCTTACAGAAGGAGGTTAAGTAGAAATGGCAGGAACATTCATTTTAGGCGAAACTAAGGTGCGTCCTGGTACCTATTTCAACATTCAGAAGAAAGGCGGAAATGCCGCTGCTGGCGTTATGAATGGTGTTACCGCAGTAATCTTCCGTGCAGATTTCGGTCCTCTCAACGAGGCAATCGAGTTATCTGCAGAGGATGGCTACGAAGGAACATTCGGTACCGCACTTACTACGGATGCAATGAAAGAGGCAATCGCCGGTGGCGCAAAGACGATCATCGCCTGCAGAGTCGGTAACGGCGGCACTCAGGGCAGTATCAAGTTGCAGGACAGCGAAAGCACAGATGCAGTAAGCATCACAGCAAAATATCCAGGAGCAAAGGACTTTGTAGTAACAGTCCGTGAAAAGCTCTCAGACAGCACTCTCAAAGAGTGCATTTTTTATGCCGGTACAACAGAGTTTGAGAAGGTGGAATTTGCCGCCGGAACAGACGAAGCTAATGCCCTTGTGGATGCACTGGCATCTTCCAAGAATTTCAAGGCAGAGGTTATCAAGTCCGGCACCGTAACATTACAGAACGTGTCTCAGTCCCAGTTTACAAAGGGAACTGATCCGCAGGTAACGAATGGGGACTACTCCAATGCGTTTAAGCAGGTAGAGGCGTATGAGTTTAACACAATCTGTGTCGATACCGAGGACACTTCGGTACATCTGCTTCTGCAGAGCTTCATCAATCGTATTTTTGATGCGGCATCTCTTACACAGGCGGTCGTTGCTGAGAAGCACACGGTAGACCTGGAAACAAGGGAAGCACACGCCGCTTCATTCAATGACGAGAAGATGCACTACGTTCTCAATGCCCATGTGAATGAGCAGGGTACGGAGATCGACGGTTATCAGACTGCAGCACGTATTGCTGGTATGATCGGCGCAGTAGCGGCAAACTCTTCGCTCACTCATACAGTAGTCAGCGGCTTCTCCGAGATCAAGGAAAAGCTGACAAACACTGAAATGATTGCTGCAGAGAAGAAAGGTTGCCTGGTACTCAGCTATAACAAGGCTAAGCAGGTGTGGATTGATAATGCAATCAATACCCTCATTACGCCGAAGGACAACCAGGACGATGGCTGGAAAAAGATTCGCCGTGTTAAGACTCGTTTCGAGCTTATCAGACGTATCAATACCACCTCTGACAACCTGGTAGGCAAGGTGGACAATGATACCAACGGTCGAGCAACTGTAATTTCTCAGCTGCAGGCAGTCGGTGATGCAATGAGAGAGGAAGGCAAGCTGGTAGCCTGCACAGTAAGCGAGAGTTCTGCTTACACAGCAGACGGAGACTCCGCATGGTTCGACATCGATGTGATCGACAAGGATTCTATGGAGCATATCTACCTCAGCTTTATTTTCCGTTTCAGCACCAATGAGTAGAAGGAGGTAAAAAGCGATGATTAGAAACGAGAGAGCCGCCGGTGATTCAAGACACGCACGTACCGGTAAGGACGGAGCGTTCTACAGTGAGGACGGCGTTTTACTTGCGACCGTTGATACGTTCACTTCCAACGTGAACTACAACAATGCTAAGTACAGTGTGCTTGGAGATGCACAGGAACATGAGACAGCCAACACATTTGCTGTCAGCCTCACGATGTCTCAGATCGTAGTAGAGGACGACCAGTTCTTTGTAGAGGTCATGGAGGCATTAGAGACTCAGATCCCGCCGCACTGGAACTTCCAGGGTTCACTTCTCGGACGTAATGGTTCTGAGGAGCGTGTGGTTTACAAGGAGTGTATTCCTTCCGGACAGATTGACATTCAGAACGTCACTGTCGGCGATGTTATCAAGAGAAACTGGAACTTCTTTGTCAACAGACCGCCTAAGTTACAGTCGTTACTCGGCGTAGACAGATAAGGAGTACCACATACGAAACCAGTAGGGGAGCCGGAGCGGTTCCCCTTTATTTAATCAAAAAGAATTGGAGGACATTCAAATGGCTAAAGAATTTGTAAAAGGCGTAACAGTAGGCGAGGCAACAGCTGAGGAGAATACTCAGCCTGCAGTAAGTACAGTGGAGACAAACGAAGAGGAAACAAAGCAGGTAATCAGAGCGAATGAGGAGGACTTCATCGCAGGTCTGATTGCGGCTGCAGATTTCGCTTCCGATGAAGAGGAAACACAGAGAATTGAGATTGTCAGAAACGGCAAGCTCGCTTTTGCATTCTCTATCAGACCTCTCGGCTCAGAGGAGTACGACAAGTGCCGTAAGAAATTTACAAAGTATGTTCGTAATAAGCAGCTCGGTATCAAGATGCCGGAGGACACAGACCGTATCAAGTACCAGTCAGCAATCATCCACAAGGCGACTATCGCAGAGGATAGAGAGAAGTTATGGGACAACAAGAAGGTATGGCAGGCGCTTGAAAGCAAAGGATTTCAGATTATGTCCGGCCTGGATGTAATCGAGTACACCCTTAAAGCGGGCGAGAAAGACCGTATTATTGATGCGATCGACACCCTCAGCGGCTACGAGAGCAACATTGAGGAAGTAGCAAAAAACTAATTGAAGCCGGGGGCAAGATGTGCTTGTTGCATCACATATTCCAAAAGACAGGAATAACCCCCGATGAATTTTACGAGAAACCGAAAGGCGTGCAGGCGTTCATGCTTGCGTCTATGCGGACAACCCTAGAATCACAGAAAGGAGGTAATGACGGTGGCGGAAACACTTAGAATCGAAATTCCTATTGAGACGGTCGATAATACCGATCCGGGAGTCTCCAATGCTACGAAGAAATTCGAGAAAATGGAACGAGCGGCCAATAGTGCGAATAGTTCAGCCAAGAAAGCGAGCGACACAGTTTCCAAGTTTGACAAGCAAGCTCAGAAAACCGAAAAGAGCCTGGCAAGCTGGGCGAAAGAAAAGTACGAAGTCCTGCTTGAAGCGAAGGAACGAATCAGTCCGGTACTCTCTACGCTGGGTAATGGGTTAAGGAGTTTTGCAGGGAAAACGTGGAGCGTTACAATGCGAGCGATTGACCTCATAACCTCCCCGGTTCGAGGGATCATAAACCTGTTGAAAAATCCGATTTTCCAAGTCGGAGCGGTCCTGGGAGTCAGTATCGGTCTGAAAGACACGATAGAGACATACAAGGACTTCGAGGCCGCAATGTCACAGGTCCAGGCTATAAGCGGAGCCACCAGCACAGAGCTTGTCAAACTGACGAATAAAGCGAAGGAAATGGGAGCAACCACGAAATTCACAGCCGAAGAGTCGGCGCAGGCGTTTAATTACATGGCGATGGCTGGATGGAAAACCGACGATATGATGAATGGTATCGAAGGTATTCTCAGCTTGGCAGCAGCTTCCGGAGAAGATTTGGCAACGACATCCGATATTGTTACGGATGCGCTCACGGCGTTCAATATGAAAGCCGGTGATGCCGGACACTTCTCAGATGTTTTGGCGGCGGCTGCATCAAATGCGAACACGACAGTCTCCGGAATGGGCGAGACTTTCAAATATGCAGGCTCTATGGCAGGATCGCTCAGTTACTCCATAGAAGATGTTGCCCTTATGACAGGCTTAATGGCAAATACTGGAATTAAGGGAACAATGGCCGGTACGGCACTCAACTCAATATTCACGAGATTATCGACGAACACCAACGGAGCGACTGATGCTATGAAAGACTTAGGCATCAGCTTTTTTGATTCCAACGGACAAGCCAGGGATTTATCCGATGTGATGGGTGAGTTAAGGACGGCTACGGCAGGTATGACGGCTGAGCAGAAGTCAAACCTGGCAAATACAATCGCAGGAACACAGGCACAGAAAGGTTTGCTTGCTATCTTGAATGCCTCAGAAGAGGACTATAACAAGTTGGCAGACGCCATCAACAATGCAGACGGAGCGGCAGCGAATATGTCTGAAACGATGATGGATAACCTGCAGGGTTCTATCACGTTACTGCAGAGCGCAGTAGACGGAGTGAAAATCTCATTTGGCGAGAGACTATCTCCATACGTGAGAAGCCTGGCAGACTGGCTTACCGATCAGATGCCAGCGGTTGAATCCGGTCTTGATGAAATGATGGACTGGGTAGATACAAAGGTGGACCGCATGAAGAAGAAATTCCACGACTTAACAGAGTCGGAAGAATGGAAAAACGCAGATTTCCTCGGCAAGGTGAAACTGAGCTGGGATGAATTTATTGCTGATCCGTTCAAGGAGTGGTGGGACACCAAAGGAAAAGCAAAATTTGCTGATTTCGCCGGAGACATCGGAAAAGGCATCGGCAGCGGAATTAAGATCGGCGTTATGACAATGCTCGGTATTGACATCTCGGAAACATTCGACGAGGGAACCAGTATCGGAGCGTCGTTCGCCAAAGGCTTCTCAGAGGGATTTGATTTCGATGCCGTATCTGCGAAGTTGATGGACGGACTCGGTAATTTGGTATCAAATGCGGGCAAACTGCTTCCTGGCGGTAAGTCTGCAGATTTGTCGTCTGTATTCTCAGCGGTATTGCTCGGTAAGATTGCTAGTCCGTTTATCAGTCTTGGCAAGGGAGCAATCAGCCTGGGAAAAGCAGGAAAGACAGTATTAGGTTCGGGAACCGGAGAGATGGGACTTGGGGCAGCAATGCTTGGTTCGTCTGCAATGGGTACCGGACTTCTCGGAAAGTCGGCAATGCTGGCAATCAACCTCGGAGCAGGAAACCTGGCCGGGGGAGCATCACTAAGCGCAGGAGCTTTATCTGCAGTCGGAATGGGTGCAGGAGCAGGAGCGATTGCCGGTGGTGCAACGCTCGTAAGTAGTGCAATGGATTTGTATAAATCTATCAAGTCCGACAATAAGGACGAGAAAGCCGCTTACGGTGGTTCAGCCGCTTGGAAAGCAGGCGGCGTAGCAGCTGGTGCGGCGGCAGGTGCAGCACTTGGTTCTGTAATTCCTGGTCTTGGTACAGCGGTCGGTGCTTTAATCGGTGCCGGTGTCGGAGGTATCGCAGGATGGATCAAGGGCAATAAGGTCAAAGAAGAGTACCAGGATAATGTCGAAGAAATGCAGAAGGAAGCCGAGAAAGCTCAGAAGATTTTCCAGGCAACCGGTTTGTCAATCGAAGATGTACGATTTCAGAATAAGGCTCTGCAGGACGCTATGAACGATAGCGAGGTTTCTGCGGAGCAGTTTTCAGCTATGTTCCAGGAAGAGTGCGAAAACGTGGCAAAGAATGCTTTCGGAAAGATTAAGTTATCCCTGGAAGAGGTCAAGAGTATTGCAAGTGATATTACATTCGGCGATATGACGGACGGACTGAACACCTTCACAACAGCAACTAGCGACACACAGCAGGCACTTAGCGACCTGCAATCATCAGTATCGACCTTGAAAAAGGAGAACTGGAAAGTCAGCTTAGGAATGAAACTGGATGAACTGCAGAAGGACGATTACAAGAGTGCAATCGAAAACTTCATCAGCGACAGCCAGTCCTATATTGACAACAACCATTACGAGGCGACAGTCGCTTTGAAACTGCTCACTGGAACCGACGCAGACACCAGCGGTATCGACAGTTACTACGGCAGTATGAAGAAACAGCTGGACGACTTGGGAAAAGAACTCAGCGGAAAAGTGGATATTGCCTTAGAGGATAGCGTTATCAGTCTTGACGAGTCTGCAGAAATTCAGAGCTTGCAGGATCAGATTTCGGCTATCACAGGAAAGATTTCGCAGGCCAGGACGGATGCGGAATTTGACACATTGAAGATTAAGTATTCCGGCGCAGAGCTGGATATGGATAGTTTCAATGCTTTGCAGGAAGAGCTGCAGACGCAGGTAAGCAATGCGTCGGATCAGTACGAGCAGGCACTCACGCTCACGCTCACAAATCTGAACCTGCAGCTGGCAGACGGAGCTATCACGCAGGAAGAGTACGATGCGGCCGTGAAAGAGGCGACCGATGGCTACTACGCCCAGCTGAATGAGATTAACGCAAGAGTATCTTCGTTCAACCTGGAAACGATTGCCGAGGCGTGGGACTCCTCACTTCAAGGTTATATGCCGGAGATTGAGGGAAGCACGAAGGAGAAGTTGGAAACAGCTTTGAACAATGCGTTGCTGGCACACCCGGACGTACAGACTTGGACTGCAGCTGATGTGGCAAGCTGGATGGGATTAGACAAGCTCAATCTCGATACGGCAGTTCAGACGGACATTGCGACTCAGATTTTGCAGACGGCACTTGCGGTACCGGATGGCACCAAAGAGAAGATTATGCAGGATTTCAAAGATTCTGTACCGACTGCAGAGGAAATCAAGGAAGCAATCGACTGGGATTCAATGACTAATGAGGACTGGACGGAACTTATGGAGTCTATCACAGGCCCGACGGAAGGCGAGTCAATCGGCTTGAATACAGAGGATCTGAAAAAGAAGATGTCGGACTACTACGGCGAGTATTTCGAGAGCGTCAAGACGTCCTATTCAGAAGCACTTCACAACGCCCTGGAGAACAGCGGTAGTGAAGAAACACTCAGCACATTCATGCAACAGTATATGCAGGATCAGATGGCCGATTTTGATTTTTCAACGGTCATGGAGAATTACGGCCCTATCTCGAACGAGTATTTTGCTACGCTGCAGTCAGAGTGGCAGACAGCCGGTACAAATCTCGGAACATCACTCAACACGGGAGCGTCAACGAGTCTTACCAATGGCTCGGCGGGATTGAGAACCAGCCTGCAGACCTCTCTTAATACAGCAACGGCAAGTCCGTTCAGCATCAGTCCGACGGTAAACGTAACACCGAAGTACAACCTGTTGACGCTGCCGACAATTCCGACAACGACATCCACACCGGCGAAACACGCTGCAGGTGGTCGAGTTGGTGGCGGCCCTCAGCTGTCATGGTTGGCAGAGGAAGGTTGGGACGAGTTTGTTATCCCGACAAATCCAAGCCGAAGGACAAGAGCACTTGAATTGTACGAGCAGGCAGGCGAAGCACTCGGCGTTTCTAAGCACGCAGAGGGCGGTCGTATAGAAGGCTCAAATTTGAGCGATATGGTATCAGACCATAATTTATTCACTGAGGCGACAAGAAACGCATCCTATGGCTATAACGAAACCACAGAAGGTAATTATGAGGACAACTCAGCAGAAACATTTGCTCCGGTAAGTTCAGAGGTTCCGACCTCTACACCACAGACCGGTCCGATCAGTGTAAATGTTGCGGTAAGCCCGAATTTCCAAATCGAGGCAAAGGAAGGTCAGAGCGAGGAAGATATTGTTGCCGTAATCAGAAGGCACTTAGGCGAGATCGCAGACGAACTTGGCGGAAACATCGCCGACAAGTTGAGTGAGGTATTCGCCAATATGCCAGTATCAAGCACGAAAGGAGCGTAGGCGATGGATATTAAACTGATTCCGGTGGAAAAGGGTTCAAAGTTTACGTTCCCGGCTCTACCCGAAAAGGTACAGGGCAAATATGCAGCCAAGTACCAAAGTTTTGACATCATCTCCCTGGGTACCGTAAAGGTACCTAAGGGGACGGATGTTTCAGAGTTTTCGTGGGACGGTGTATTTTTCGGAGCGTCAAAGAAGAATGAGGCAATCGTCAAAACGAATGCCTGGAAAAGTCCAAACGAGTGTGTGAAAATTCTGAATGACTATATGTTGAATGAGACAGTGCTTACATTGATCGTAACGGAAACGTGGATAAACGTGGATGTTACGATTTCTTCATTTCAGCCGAGACCGGTTGGAGCGTATGGCAATGTCGAGTATTCCATTACGTTTGTGCAGAAGAAACCGCTGAAAATCTACAGCACAAATGAACTGAAAATTGCGGCGTTTGTAAGGAAAACGAAGCCGAGAGCCAGTTCATCATCGAGCGGAGGCAATTATACAGTAGTCTCCGGAGATACGCTGTGGGGCATCGCCTCAAAGAAACTGGGAAGCGGCACCAAGTGGACGAAAATTTACGACACAAACAAGGATACGATAGAGTCCACAGCAAAGAAACACGGAAAGAGCAGTTCGGATCACGGCCACTGGATATGGCCGGGAGAAGTCCTGACAATCCCGGGATAGGAGGCACGCTATGATTGATTTGGCGAAAATCCAGTACCGGGTCGTGGTTATGGACGAAAGCAAGAACCAGTACAACATTAAGGAGTACATTGAAAACCTCGGATGGGAAGAGAACGACGGCGAGTTATCCGTCAGAACCTCATTTGTGGCGAAGAATGATAAGACATCCAAGGGTTATCTGTCGAAGATAATCAAGCCGGGGTGCCTGGTCGGAGTATTCGCAACAGACGGCGCTTCCCAGGACGAGGAAGTAGCACGAGGGTACGTGGAAACGTGGAATCCGGTTGAAAAGAGCGGAGGACATACGCTGAAATGCACCTGCTACGACGAGCTTTACAAGCTGCAGAAGAGCCAGGACAACAGATATTTCCCTTCCGGAACTGGCACAAAGTCGGCGATAGAAGGGATTTTTGATGATTGGGAGATACCGCAGGGATCATATCAAGGACCGAATGCTTCACACGGTAAAACAGTGGAGAATAATAAGTATCTGTCAGACATTATCATCAATCTGCTGGATGATGCAGCGAAGAAAGGCGAGGAGCAATGCTTTGTGCAGGCCAGGAAGGGCAAGACATCTGTTATTCCGAGAGGAAGCAATAAGACGGTGTATGTATTCCGGACAGATAATACGCAGATGTTCAGTCAGAGCATAAGTACAGCAGATATGATTACCAGGGTTAAGGTTGTAGGGCAGGCAGACGATGATGGAAGAACCAGCGTTGAAGCCACGGTAAACGGCGAAACAAAGTACGGTATTCGTCAGAGAATTTATACGAGAGGCAAGGACGAAAGCCTTGCGGACGCTAAATCTGCAGCGCAGGAAATCTTAGACGATGAAGGAAAAATCAAGAAGGAGATCAAAGTGCAGTCCCCGGATGTTCCGTTTGTCCGAAAAGGTGACCTGGTGTATGTAATGAGCGAACTGGCCCAGTCGTATTACTACGTGAAGGGCATCCAGCACACGGCAGACACCTACAGCATGACGATGGATTTGGAGCTTGCAGAACCAAAGAAGGAAAAGGCAAGCTCTGAGAAAAAGAAAGATTACAACGTGGGCGACATCGTGAATTTCCACGGCGGAACCCATTACGTGAGCAGCTACCCAGGCTCAAAAGGCTACAAAGCCAGGGCAGGAAAAGCAAAGATTACGATTAAGAACGGTTCCGGAAAAGCGCACCCTTGGCATCTGATCCACACGGACAGCGGAAGCAATGTGTACGGGTGGGTTGATGACGGAACCTTTGATTAAAGGCAGGTGATATAGATGGACCAATTTGACGGACACCCAGGAACAGCAAAACTGGCACAGGTGTTAGATAGGCGAACCTCGCAGAAAACAGAGTCTCCGTTGACTTTGGACTTTGGAGAAATCCAGGCGAACGGAAGTTTGAAAACGAACACATTCCCGGTGCCGATACCGAAGGGAGACTACACGATCTGCAGGCTGGCTGCAGGATTAACACTTTCAACCTCGGAACAGAGCTGGCTCAACAAAGCGCCGTCGGGTGTTCCTCTTCACAGCCACAGTGTAACGATACCGGAAGTGAAAGCAGGAGATCGAGTGCTGGTTGCCTGGATTCAGAGTGAAGCAGTCGTAATCGATGTGATCGAGAAATCATAAAGGAGGCGAGGCAAATGTCACAGCCACTATTTCCGGTTGTTGAGGTACCGGATTTTATCTCGGAGGACAGCCAGTACGACACTCAGTACAAAAGGAGTATGAAGTGGGACCCGGAACTGGGAGACTTCGTGAGAGATGGGGCGCACCGGATCAAGGAATGCGATGGCAAAGAAGCCTTCGCCATTTGGTGTTTTAAGATTGCACAGACAGAGCGGTACCGCTGTTTGGCGTACCCCGATTCAATCGGTACCGAGATGGAACGTGCCATGGATAATGACGATGAAAAAACTGTCGAGTCTATGGTGGAAAGAACAATCACAGATGCGATTATGGTAAATCCCAGGGCAGAAAATGTCCGGGATTTTCAATTTACCTGGGAAGGCGATCAGATGCACGTAACCTTCAAGGTAAAGGGTAGCAACTGGGATGAAGAAATAGAGATTAGCTTGTAAAGGAGGTGGAGAGTATGCAGCCGGAATTTAACAGACCGGAGTTCCTGGAAGGAAACTCGGCAGAGGAAATTCACGAGCGAATGATGAACAACTTGCCGGACGACATCGACGATATGCCGGGTGGTTTTCCGTATGATATGACAATGCCTGCAGCATTGGAAAAAGACGAAATTATCAATTTCCATATCGTAAGGGCACTGATGATTGCGTTTCCGGAATATGCCTGGGATGAATGGCTAGACCTTCACGGTCGCCAGGTGCATCTTACAAGGCACGAAGCGGAACCGGCTTTTGGCTATGTGAAAATCACAGCTGCAGAAGGAACCGAGATTTTATCCGGAACGGTATTCTGTACGGCGGCAACCGAAACCGGCCCGTCGATTGAGTATGCCACCACAGAGGATGCGGTTGTTGGAAGCGAAAGATCAGTGCTTATACCGGTATCAGCGGTTGAAGCAGGCACAGGTTCTAATGTAGCGGCGAATACGGTCGTGCTGATGATGGTACCCGATAAGAATGTGACCGAGATTAACAATCCGGAGCCTATTCGTGGCGGTACTGAAAGAGAGACAGACGATGATTTTTACGACAGGATCGCCGCAGAGTACGACAACAGCATGACCTACCTGGGGAACGATACGGACTATAAGAGATGGGCGAAGCAGGCAGGAGCAGGAGATGCGATAGTTATTCCTGTTTGGAATGGTCCTGGCACGGTGAAACTGGTGCTGGTAGACGGAAACGGAAAACCAGCCAATGCAAAGCTAGTGCAGGATGTGTATAACTACATCGTTTCTCCGAACGACAGGTCGGCAAGATTGCTTCCTACCGGAACAGCAGAACTGACTTGTGCGGCAGCCACAACGGTTGCCGTAAATTATGTTATTACAGGACTCAGCTACGATGAAACAACTGGAATCGAGCAAATTAAGGCAGACTTTACGGAAGCCGTGAGAGCGGTCTATGCACAGGCGAAAACCGAAGGAGTTCTGAGGTACAACGACGTAAGACCGTTGATTTCTGCAATCGCAGGAGTCGAGGACTTTGAAACATTCACAATGAATGGGAAAATGCAGAACATCACTCTGAAAAGCGAGGAGTACCCGGACACCGGTACCCTTAATTTTAGTTAGGGGGTGTGAATGTGGAAAAGTTTGATTTAGAGAATTTCCCGGTCAGCGAGAGCGCGAAGAACATGATCGCCTCAGTGTCAGATGGCTTTTACGACAATTCCTATGTTGGAAAGTGGTTGTACGAGGTTATGGGCCAGGAGTACGACACGGCAAGAGAAATAGCTGAGGATATTCTGAACCAGCTATTTCCGGAAACTGCCACCTGGGGATTGATGTACCATGAGATTAAGTGGGGACTGCCAGTGCGAGAAAATCTTCCATACGAGGAGAGGCGACAGCTGATTTACCGGAAGAGAGACTATCGGGCGCCAATGACACCGTATCGGATGGAAGGGTACTTAAAAACTGCTACCGGATTTGATGTACGAATTGCAGACATCAATGATCCTGGAGACTATGGTTTTGTGGCACCACACCCGAATGTGTTCAAGGCATACTTCATGGGTGAGGGAACACTTGCATCGAAGCGGGCGAGAGCCATGCTGAATGAGCTGAAACAGTCACACACGATGTTTACAATGAATGACCGAACCGAGATCGTATCAGACAATCGGAACTTAGAGGAGATGAATCTGAAAAAGGTAATCTTCCATATCGCAGAGTCGTTTTGGTATAGCGATCTGCTGGATGGAAGAAAACTGCTGGACGGTTCCAGCCTTCTTTATCCGTATATGAGATACAATCTGATGCTTGGTTTTAAGTATATACTCGGTGGTTTTACAACCCCGACAGACGCAGACCTGCAGAAGGTAAAATTCAGAGCAAAACAGGAAACAGAAAATGATGTCAAGGCAGGAGCAATCCGGATCGCCTCGGACATCATTTTTTGGAATACGTACCTATTGGACGGTTCGTGGGATTTGGACGGCTCACACAGGCTCGATGTTACACGAGGCTATCAACTGGGTGTTGCAATCGTTGCAATGGTTGCCTGCGCCTACAACAAAGTCGCAGACTCAATGAAAGTAAGAAGTACATACGGCTTACGGTCAAGTTCGGATGCCAGGGCGGCAATCCGTTCGGAGTTTGAGGCTGATTTTTGGAACACTGTCTATTTAGACGGAAAGTTGCTACTCGACGGCAACGCTATGTTGGAGTACAGAGGCGGCAATAAACGACTTGAAGCTGCAGTTACGCATCACATGGGAATTGAAAGAGAAGATGTGGACGTGGAGGCACAGGTCATTACCAAAACAAGGAATTACTGGTTTCTTGATGGCAGCAATACGCTGGACGGAAAGAAGAACCTTAATTCAATCTATAGAAAGGAGTATATCCAATGAGTACAGAAAAGAG